CGCCGATGACTGACGACGACAACACGTCAGGCGTTGCGTTCGATCTACGCCTCGGCGATTGGGATACAGCCCTCGAGGACGTCGAGGAGGTCGACGCCGTGATCACCGATCCGCCATACGGTGCTCGGACGCACAGCGACGAGAGCCTCGCAAAGCAGGTCGTTAGCGCGACCGGGCAAGCAACCCGCCGCCGCCTCGGCTACTCGGCTTGGGAGCCGGAGAACGTCGCCGAGTTTGTCGCCGCTTGGGCTCCAAGGTGTCGCGGTTGGTTTGTCGCAATGACGAGCCACGATCTAATTCCCGACTGGGAAAGGGCATACCTCGAGGCCGGTCGCTACGCATTTGCGCCGGTCCCCTGGATAGACAAGCGCCCGCGATTGATCGGCGACGGGCCTAGCTCCTGGACTTGTTACCTAATGGTGAGCCGCCCGCGGACAACTGAATTTTCGCGCTGGGGTTGTCTCCCCGGCGCGTACCTCCCCGGCGCGCGTCCAGCCTCTCCGGTTGTCGGAGGTAAGCCGCTCTGGCTCCTCGAGGCTCTCATCCGCGACTATACGAAGCGCGGCGACCTCGTTTGCGATCCGTGTGCGGGTTGGGGGACGACGCTCCTCGCCGCCGTCTCGCAAGGCCGGCGGGCGATCGGCTCCGAGGTCGACCCGAAAACGCACGCGCTCGCGATCGAGCGGGCGGCGAGCGGCGTTACGCTCGATATGTTCGCGGGGTTGCCGCAATGAAACGGACCGGATTCACACGCAAACCGAGCAACAAGCAAGGCGGGACGCTCAAACGTAGCGGGTTCAAAACGCGCAAGACCGCGAGCCGGCCCGCCAAGCCCCGGAAGCGGCTCAAGCAACAAAGCGCCAAGCGGACAGCCGAGAACGAGGTCCGCCGCGAAATGCTCGAGGAGCTAGTCCGCGTGCGCGGGGACGGATGCGAGGCGGGCGAGCGCGTGTTCGTTTTACTCGCCGACCAGCCAGGCGAGCGCGGCGGGTATGAAGGCTGCGCGCTCACGGCGTGCGACGGCCACGAAAAGCACCCGCGCAGCCAAGGCGGATCGCCGACCGACCCCGACAACGTGCTCCTTGTTTGTCGCGCCTGTCACGACTGGACGCACGCGCACCCTAACGCCGCCCGTTCGCTTGGGCTTCTCAGGTCGGTAACCTCAAGCGGTACACCCGAACAAGGCGGCAATCATGGCTCCGGGGACCGAGACGGCGGAATCGTGGATGCTACTCCTACAGACCTACGGCGGCTGGGGGACGACGGTCGGTCTGGCTCTTTGGTACGCATTTCGTGAGCGCGGACGAGGACTCGAGCGGCGGGCGTGGGGCGTCGAGCGCGAGGCTATCCTCGCCGCCGCCAAGGACGAGCGACAGATCGCAGCGCACGCCGCCAAGGAGGAGCGCGACGAGGTTGTCGCACGCAACGCCGCGCGCTTCCGCCAGCTCGAGGAGGATCGCGACGATTCCCTCGCGAAATATGAGGCGTTAGCGGAGAAAGCGGCGGAGGACCGGGCGCACAACCGGGCCAAGATCGACACTGTCCTCGACAAAATCGAGGAGATCCGGAAACGGTGAGAAAGTAAGCAGCATGGCAGCGCGAAAAAAGGCGACGAAAAAGAAAGCGACGAGGAAAAAACGCGGCGGCAATCCGACCGGCAAGGGCGGCGAGGTCACAAAGCGCAAGCTCGAGGAGCGCCGGAGCGCCGTCGCCGAGAAAATGACCGGGCACGAGGCGCGCGGCAAGTGGATCCCGGACGTTTGCCTCGTTTGGGGCGTGTCGCTCCGCACCGTGGAATACGACATCGCAGCGATCTACAAGCGGTGGGAAAAAGAAGACGAGGCGGAGCGAAAATATCGCAAAGCGGAGCAGCGTCGGCGCCTGTTTCGGCTAGCGGCCAAGCACTGCGATCACCCGCAGACCGTTATCAGGGTCGAGGAGCTACTCGCCAAGCTCGACGGGACGCTCGCCGCCGAGCGTGTCGAGGTGTTTGATTTTAAAATGTCGGACTTGACGGACGACCAGCTCGACCGAATCGCCGACGGGGAGAGCCCGGCGACCGTCCTCGCAATAGGCGCGGCGAGTGTTCACTAGGGGAGAAGCGAAAGCGCAAGCGCTTGCGATTCGGGAGCGACGGCGCCGCCACCTCGTCAGGAGCGAGGGCGTCCTCGACTTCATCGTCCGAATGAATAGAGGCTACACGGCGCCGACGCACCTCGGCGGCTACGTCGAGCACCTCGAGCGATGCGTTACAGAGGGCGGCGTCCGCGTGATCGGCAACCTCCCGCCGCGCCACGCCAAAACCGAAACGATCTGCAATTTCATCGCGTGGGGCCTCCGAGCCCGGCCCGATCTCACTTTCGGCTATGCGACCTATGGCGCCGCGCTGGCGAGGACAAAGAGCGAAAAGATCCGAGGGCTCGCCAAGCGAAGCGGCGTCGAGATCGCGGAGGGTAGCGACCGGATCGACGAATGGCGGACCAAGCAAGGCGGCGGGCTCCTCGCGGCGGGCTCCTCCGGATCTTGGACTGGCCACGGCGTGGACGTGTTTATCGTCGACGATCCGATCAAAAACAGGATCGAAGCGGAGTCCAGGGTCTACCGAGACCGAATCACCGATTGGTTTCGCGATGTCGCATACACCCGGCTCGAGCCCGGCGGCTCGATCGTCGTCAACCAAACCCGGTGGCATAAAGACGACCTGAGCGGCTACCTCGAGGGAGCGGGCGAGGACTATACCCTCGTCAGGCACCCGGCGATCGACGGCGACGGCAACCCGCTATGGCCGGAGCGTTACAACCTCGACGCGCTCGAGAAAATCCGGCGCGTCGTTGGCCCGTACACGTGGCAGAGCCTGTACCAGCAAGCGCCGATCCGTCGCGGCGGGTCGCTGTTTGAATCCGTCTACAGCTACGATCGGCTCCCCGCCGGCCCGTGCCGCTTCGCGATTGGCGTCGATCTGGCCTACACCGCGAAAAAACGCGCCGACTATTCCGTCCTCGTCATTATGGCCGAATGGCCGGACAACCCCGGCGTTTATTACGTGATCGACGTCGTCCGCAAGCAATGCCGCGCCCCGGCGTTTGGCCGCGAACTCAAAGCCGCGCAGCGGGACTTTCCAGGCGCCCCGATGCTTTTCCTACACGGCGGCGGAGGCGAGTCCGGCGTCGGCGACTTTCTGAAAAAAGACGGCATTCGGATCAAAATGGAAGCCGCCGGAAAGCTCGGCGACAAATTTACCCGCGCGCAACCCGTCGCGGCGCTCTGGAATGTTGACGAGGACGACAGCGGCGACCGGCCTTGCGTGCTTGTGCCCCGTTCCTCTTGCGGCGACGAATGCGGGCTCGATTGCGACGAGCACCCGCCGCCCGATTGGGTCGACGCTTTCGTCGACGAATGTCTCGACTTCACGGGGAACGACGGAGACACGGACGACCAAGTCGACGCGCTCGTCGCGGCGCAAAGGGCGTTTGGGCGAACGATCACGCTTGGGACCGCAACGCGCTAGCCGTTGGCTCGAGCGACCTCCCGCGCTACCGTGGCGACAATGGGACCATTTGACCGCCTCCGCCTCGCCTGGCGTGCTCTTACGGGCTCGCCTACGCTTTCCGCGTCTCCGGTTGCGTCCGGCCAAATGCTCGCCCTACCTCCCGCCGAGGACGCCGGCACGGTCGCCGCTGTCCTCCGCCAGATCGACGAGGGAGAGGCCGGATCCGGCGCCGCGCTTTTGCACGGCATCGTCCAAAGCGGCTACGCACCGCGACGAGAGACGATCGAGATCCTCCTCGCCTACGATCGCGTACCGATGCTGCGGCAAACAGTGGGGCGGATTAGCTCGAGCGTGGGCGCGGTCCGCTGGCGACTCTTTGCCACGTCCAAGCGCGGCGACGCCAAGGCGCTAGGCCAAGCAATCTCGCAAACGAAAGCGGAGTCGGCGCTCGACCTCGGCAAGCGGTCCGCGATGATAAAGGCCGGGCTCGAAACCGGCGACCTCCGCGAAGTCCTCCGGCATCCTTACTTGGACCTACTCCGCGACCCGAACGGCGAACACACGGGCCTAGCGGTCCGCACGCTTACGCAAACGTATCTGGACCTCGTCGGGGAGTCGTTTTGGTGGTTGCCAACGGACGGCGCGACAATACCTAACGCGCTTTGGCCGATCGTTCCGCATTGGGTCAAGTCGACGCCGACGCCGAGCTTTGAGTTCTACGAAGTTTCGCACCGCTCGTTTAACGCGACGATCCCGGCGTCAGAAATGGCATGGTTCCGCGAACTCGACCCGATCGATCCGTACTCTCGAGGCTGCGGAATAGCTAAGACCCTCGCCGATGAGCTAGACGGCGACGAATGGGCCGCGAAACATATCGCCGCGTTTTTCAAAAATGGCGCGATGCCAGACGGGATCGGCCTTTTCCCCGACGCCGACGACGATCAGATCAAAATGTTGACCACCGATTGGGCAAACGCAAACAGGGGATCGAACAAGTCCCACCGAATGCATTTTATGAACGCCGAGGGGCGGATCCATGAACTCGGCGCGAGTTTTAAGGACTCCGACGTCGTCGAGCTTCGGAAGTTTTACAACGACAAAGTCCGCGCGACTTACAACGTACCGCCGGAGGTTGTCGGACAGACCGAGGATAGCAACCGCGCGACGTCGACGGCGGCGCTTCGCCACCTCGCCGTGCTTGTCATCATGCCGCGCCTGGAATTCCTCCGCGTCGAGCAGCAATCGCGGGTCCTGCCGATGTATCCGGACGGCGACCGGCTCCTGTTGATCTATGACGACCCGATCCCAGAAGATCAGGAATTCAACCTCAAGGCCGCGGAGGCGAATCCCGGCTCGCTTACCTCCGACGAGTGGCGCGACATTCAAGGGCGCAACCCAATCGCCGACGGCTCGGGCTCGGTCCACCTCGTCCCTAACAACGTCGTCGCGGTCGAGAGCCTCGCGGACGTTGGCAAGCCCGCCGCGCAGCAGGAGACGCGGTCCGCAGCCGTCCACGTCGTGCAAAAGGGGCCGCCGAGCGCCGCCGACGTCGAGGGGATGATCGAATTGCTCGAGCCAATCCCGATCCTTGCCCATAGCGATCCGGTTATGGCTCGTCTCGTCGCGGACTTTGGCGGCGCAATGGTGCGCGAAGTCGGGAGCGACCTCGCCTTTAATGTTTTAAACCCGCTCGTCGTCGAGCACCTCGCGAGCCAATCGGTAACGCGGATCGTTGGGCTCGTGCACGAGGGGACAAAACAAGCGCTCCGCGACGAATTGCTCGAGGGCGTCGCACACGGCGAGGGAGCGAAAAAGCTCGCCAAGCGTGTGCGTACCGTCTTTAGCGTCGCAGATGAAACGCGATCAATGCGGATCGCACGGACCGAGGCGCTCCGCTCCGCGAACTTCGGGCGCCAACAGGCGATGTCACAAACGGGCCTAGTCGCCAATAAACAATGGCTAACGGCGAACGACACGCGGGTTCGATTTGAGCCTCGAGAGAATGCCGATCACCGAATCTTGAACCGGCAAACGGTCCAGCTCGAGCGCCCGTTCGTTGTTCCATCGGGGCGGCACATTGGGCGGACAGCAATGCACCCGCTCGACTTCGGGGTTAAGAGCCTTGACATTCAATGCCGGTGCGTCTCGATCCCGATCGTCGCCGAGGTGCGCGGCGGTATGTCTTCGGCGTTTTCCAAGGACGCGACCGACGTCGAGCTAAAAGCGGTGCTCGACGAATTCGAGAGCCGCGCCGATCGCTGGATCGACATCCTCCGGACCGCGCTCCGCCTTGGATTTTCCGAGCAACAAACGCGCATGTTACAATTCATCCGCGCACTAGAGCCGAGGAGCTAAGCAATGTCCGACACCGAAAAGAAACTCGCGAAGCTCCTCGAGCAACTCGACAGCAAGGCGCACACGGTCGCCGCTGAAAAGGACGGCTCGATCCACGTCAAGAAATGGGGCGGCGTCGAGAGCGTGGTCCCAATAAAGGACGGTCACGCCGTTGACGTCGCCGCGCTCGCCGACAACGAACTCGCGGGCTTTGATCTCGATTTCACGATCTCAACCTCGGACGTCGATCGCGATGACGACACGATCAACCAAGCCGGTTGGAAAACGGGCGGCTTCGAGGCGGCGGGCTCGCCGGTGCTCTTTGCCCACAACCGAGGCGAGTTTCCGGTCGCTAAAGCCGTGCGGACCTTTGTCGAAAACGCCAAGCTCCGCAGCGTGGCGCGATTCCCGTCCAAGGAATTGCACCCGGTCGGAAACACCGCCGGGCGTCTTGCCTTGCACGGCTTCGGGATGCGTGGCGCCAGCGTCGGATTTCTCCCGCAAAAGTTCTCGTTTAACGAGGAGCGCGGACCGTTCGCGATTGATTTCGAGGAACAAGAACTTTTGGAGTGGAGTGTCCTCCCGATCCCGGCTAACCCGAACGCGGTCGCCGGGGCCAAGAGCTTTGGGATCGACCTCGCGCCGGTTGTCGAATGGGCGACCAAATGGTTAGACGGGGAGAGCGGCGGGATCGTCGTCCCGCGTCACGTCGTCGAGGCGGTGCTCGCGGAATCCAAGGGACAGCCGGTTAGCTTGCTCGTTTCCAAGGGAGCCGACGGCGCTTTCGCCTTTGAGGCTGCGCCCGTGAACGCGGACGAGCCGACCGAGGAAGCGAAAGCGGATGAAAGCGCGGAAGCGACCGAAACCGAGCCGGAAGCAAAGGGCACGGAGCCGGACCTCGAGCCGACCGACGAGCCCGCCGAGGCGGAGGACAAGGCCGCAACCGAGGAGGCCGCGCCCGTGTGCGACCTATGCGCGCGGGGCTTCGCCGTCGTCGACGGTTGCCACGTTGTCGGATCGGTATCGGACGCTAAAGCGCTCGCGTGCGCGACCCATGAAAAAGCCGCCGAGGAGACCGCAACCGCGTCCGACTCTGTAGGGGTTGCCCCGGAGGCACCGGCGGGCGAAGCTAGTCGCGGTTTGACCGTCGCGGACGTTGGCCGACTCGCAGACGCGGCATTTCGCAAGGCGCGAGCCGAGCACACACAAGCGACAACCGGCGAGCTAGCCGAATTTTAGGAGCCCGAACGATGTCAGAAGCAACCGAAACCGCCGCGCCCGCGCCGCTTACAGCGGAGCAAGTGAAACAAATTTTCGAGGAAAAGGCCGGCGTTCTCGTCGACGAGATCCTCGAAAAACACGGCAAACCGGCGGCGGAGCAGCGCAAAAACGCGCTTTCCGAGATCCTCGGCTCCGAGGACAGCAAAACCGGGCGCGTCGACCTCCTCCCGGAGGAGCCACGCGGCAAGCGTTTGGCCCGGATGTTTCTCGCGATCGCTGCGGGCAAGGGCGGGCTACCGGAAGCAATCGCCGCGTCCAAGGGATTCTACGAGCACGCGGGCAAGGCGAGCACGGAGACGGGCGTCGTTACCGGCGGAAGCAAGGCGATCTGGGACGACACAATTAAAAGCCTCGAGGCATCTACGGCGGGCGCCGGCGGCGTGTTTGTGCCGGAGGATATCCGGGCCGAACTCATCCCGCTGCTGCGGGCTAATAATGTTGTGCGCGCCTCCGGCGCTCAAGTCGTGCCGATGCCGTTCGGCAATAGTTCTATGAATTTCCAGGCATCGACCGCCGTCTCGACTTACCTCGATGAATTGCAAGCGGTCCAGCCGTCGCAGCCGTCCTACGGCCGGCTCAAGCTCGCCGCGCGCAAGCTGATGACGCTCGTCCCGATTTCTAACGATATGATCCGCTTTGGCATGGCGGGTTTTGACGCCATGATCCGCGATGACATCGTCGAGAGCATGGGGAACCGCGAGGACCTCGCGCTTATCCGCGACCCCGGAAGCGAGAACACACCGAAAGGGCTGCGCTTCCTCGCCGATCCGGCGAACGTCGTCGACGCAACCGACGACGGCGGATCGATCACCGTCGCGACCGTCACCTCCGATCTAGCGGGCGCGGTCCAGCGTCTCGAGGACAATAATATCCAACTGCGCCGACCCGGTTGGTTGATCACTCCCCGCACAAAGTGGTTCCTGATGAGCCAACGCGGCGCCGACGGTGCCCACATTTGGCGCGACGAAATGCGCGGCGGGACGATCTTTGGTTTCCCATTTCGCACCACAACCCAGATCCCGAATAACCTCGGCGGCGGCTCGGACGAGTCCGAGGTTTTCATGGTCGATTTTTCCTCGATCGTTATCGGCGACGCCGTGACGATGGAAGTCGACGTTTTCGACGGCGCCGCCTACCTCGACGGCGCGGACCTCCGATCCGGCGTCTCCCGCGACGAGAAGGTGATGAGAGGAATTTCCGAGCACGACATTACAGCGCGACAACGCGGTCGCGAGATTTCGGTTATTACCGCTGTCGATTGGACGCTCTAAGCGAGCGGCCTCGAGCCTTTTCCCGTCGTCTCGTGACGGCACAACCTAAGACGGGGCGGGAGCCTCAAGGGAGCTAGAATTATGTCAAACCTTGGAGGGCTCGCGTCCGAACGTGGAATGGCCGACGGGATCACCCTCGCGGGCGCGGTTGGCGCGAGCGCCGTCGCTGGCGGCGCAGGTGACAACACCGAAACCAACGGCGCGGAGTTCGATCGGCTTCCGCCCGGTCCCGACGACGCGCAGCGATACGACTCGGCCGCCGTTGCGATCTTCGCACAGGCGACACTGACTGCAACGGAGACCGCAACGCTAACCGCGACGATCCAGCACACGGACGTTACGGGCGGCGCATTTGCCGACATTCCGGCGGCCGATCAACCGACGCCGCTTGTACTTACGGGCGGCGGCGGCGGAACCACGGAACAGGACGCTCTTAAATTCGCCGTGCGGCTCTCGAAGCTAAAGCGTTTCGTTCGCGTTCAAGTTCTGATCGATCTTTCGGCGGGCGCTACGGACGTGGGCGCCTACGGCGGCGGGTTTGTGGCTGGCGGCGCGGCGGTTGTCCCGACTCCGTAAGCGGCGGCGGGCTTGCTCGCTTCCACTAGACCGCGTGCACGCCTCGGCCTACAGTCGAGGCGCACACGCTTATAGGAGGCGAGAACGTGTCAAAAATTCCCTACCTGAACGCTAAAGACCAGCACGTGATCAAAATCGTGCAAACGGTCCAGCCCTATAGCTCCGGCGACGTTACCGCGCTCGAGCCGAGACTCGCCGCGAAATACGTCGCGAAGGAGTACGCCGTTTACCTTGACGAGGCGGACCTCGAGGCGGCTGGGATCCTGGCCAAGATGAAACGACGAAGGACCGCCCGCGACGCCGACGCCGCCCGCGAGTCGCTCGCCAGCGAAGCCAAGGCGATCGAAAACGAGGAGGTGGTCGCGAAAGCCAAGTCGAGACGACGGAGCAAGGCCAAACCCGACAGCAAGGACACCGCGAGCAAGGCGGAGGCGGAAGCCAGGGCCGCGACCAAGTGAGCGGGAGCGGAAGGCCGGAGGGCGGCGGGGACTTCACCGCGGGCGCTCTCGCGGGCGCTCCGCCGGGCTCGCTAACCGCCGACGCGCTCGGGTGCGAGCCCTCCCTCGAGGGCGACGGGGAGCTAATGGACGCTTTCGGGCGTGTGATTCAAGGGAGCGTGGACTGTGTCCAAAGTGAAACCGACCGCGCTAACGACGATCAAGAGGTGCGAAGGCGAGCTAGGTCGCGAATGCGCCGACACTGACGCGCGGGACTATCTCGGTTCGATTATCAATTCGGTTAGCTCTCAGATCGAGCGCATCCTAAACAGGGCGCTCGCTTTCGAGGCGGGGCGCGTCGAGGACTTGCCCGGTTTTGGGTTGCCCCGGCTCCGGGTCGCCAAGCCTCCGATCGTCACACTGACAAGCGTTTCAATTATCGGGACCAAGTCCCCGATCCTCGTCGACCCGATCGACCTCGCAACGCTGAGCGTCGAGGACGACGGGCGGACGGGCATTATCTACAACCCCGCCGGCTGGCCAGACACGGGCGGGCGCTCCGCTGGCATCGCTGGCGACCGTCTCGCCGGGACCGAGGAGCACGCGATCCGGGTGACATTCGACGGCGGATTCGTGACGCCGGAGCAAGCCAAAGCCGACACAACGGACACGCTCGTCCGCAGCCTTCCCGACGAAATCGAGGACGCCGCCGCTATTGCGGTCGCCTCGAGGTTTTCGCGGCGCGGGGACGATCACGGGATCAAAAGCGAGCGCATCCTATCCGGGTCCGTCTCGTTTGACCTCGACAGCAAAACCGGCCTACCCAAAATCTGTCTATCGATGATCCGTCCTTATCGGATATTCGCGCAAGGCGCGGGCCAATGAGCTTCCTGGCGTCGTGGTTCGTTGACCGGACGACGATCCTCCCCTTTGTCTCCGACGGTGACGAGGGCGGCGACGTCTACGGCCCGGCCCGCGTTGCGCGTTGTCGCGTCGAGCGATTCGAGGGGATCGTCCGCTCGTCAAGTGGCGAGGAGCGCGACGTCGAATATAGGATCGCCTATCCGCTCGAGGACGCTCCCGGCCTCCGCGATCGGGTGCTCCTCGAGGACGACGTCGAGACGAGCACGGACGCCGGGCGCGTGCCGGTCCAAATCAAACGAGCCCGCCGCCGAAACGGAACCGGAGGGCTCGCGGAGGTGTTTCTCTGATGGCGGCGACAAAGGGCGGCCTCAAGGTCCGCGTAAGCGTGCGCGGGTTTAAAAAGGTAATTGCCAAAATTAACGCGCTCCGAAAATCGAGCCCGGAAGCCGTCAACGCCGCCCTATTTCAGGAGGCGGTTTTGATTTTCGCGGATAGCCAAAGGCTAGTGCCGATCGACTTCGGGTTCCTCCGGAATTCGGGGCTTGTCGCTCCGGCGGGGACGTTGCTAAAATTCCGCGTCGTCATCGGGTACGGGATGGAATACGCGGAGGCCGTCCACGAAAGGAAAGACGTCCGGCACAACGGGGAGACAACGTCCCACTATCTGGAGAAACCATACCGAAAACGAATTTCCGGCGTACTGGGGAGGGTAGCCAAGCGCGCGGGCCGGTTTGTCGAGGCGGGCGCAAAGCCGAAACGACCGACGAGCATCGGAAAGGGCGAGGTCGCCAGCAAAACAACGCGGGACGCGGCTCGCTCCAA